CGGAATGTTCAGTCAAGGACAGGCACGGAGAGTCGTGTAACGTCGGGGCTTGGTCGGTCTAGGCGGTCTTGGTTCGGTATGGAAGGGCGGGGAGAGTCGAGTCGCGGCGGTCGAGGCGTCGCAAGGTCGGTCCGGTTCCGGTCCGGCATGTTAAGGCGGTCGAGCTATGGCATGAGGCGGAATGGTTAGGCAAGGAACTGCCTGTCGAGGCGGTCGAGTCGGGGATAGGAGTGGTCCGGAGTGATCCGGCAAGACAAGGCGGTCGAGGAAAGGAGGGGCGTGGTCTGACGTGATCTGGCAAGTTCAGGCGGTCTAGTCTCGTCTAGGAGGGGCCAGGCGGAGCCCGGCAAGACACGGCGGTCAAACAATTTCGATCGGGAACGTTTCTCGGTCACTACACAGTAGGGAACTCAGTTCCCGCAATTTTGAAAGGTGCCATCATGGCAAAAGCTACTGGAGTTTTGGAAGCGATTGAAGTTGAACCTCTGCGAGTAGGCAGCATGCAAGTGTGGATAAAAGGCATTACACCTTTAATCTGCAATCGCTTGGCTGCAAAGGCGCGGCGTGAACTGCTGATGCCCAAGGGGCGCAAGTCCAAAGCGGATAAAGAGCAGTCTCTAAAGCACAATCCTGTTGCAGAATACAAAGACAGCATGAGTGTTCGCGCTGGGGTCGGGCCTACTCGTATCGTCTTTCCGTCGCCTGCGGTCAAAGGCTCTATGGCCACTGCTGCGCTTGAAACAAAAGGCACGAACAAAACGCAGATTGGGCGTTTAGTTCGAGTGGCTGGTTATTCACTGGATGTGTACGGCGTACCAGAGTTGTTTATGGCGGTCGTGCGATCGGCTGACATGAATCGAACGCCGGACATACGCACCCGCGCCATTCTTCGAGAATGGTGCATGCCGGTGACAATTCAATATGTCAAGCCTCAGATGACCGAAAAGGCCATCATGCAATTGCTTGCCAACGGTGGAATCATCATTGGAGTAGGCGACTTCCGACAGGAAAAGGGCAAAGGTGATTTTGGCTGCTATGAAGTAGTCACTGAAGCCGACTGCAAGGACATCATCAAGAATGGTGGCTTGAAGCAACAAGATGAAGCCATCAAAAATCCGAACTGCTTCGACAGCGACACGGAAGAGTTGCTTGGTTGGTTCAAGGAAGAAGTCAAGACTCGTGGCAAGGGTGAACTTGTTGCTTAGCATCGCATAGGTCGCGGGGAGGCATGGCAACGTAAGCCACGGTCCGTCGAGACATGGCGGTCAAGGATTGGCGAGTTTCGTCGAGTTGGGGCAGGGACGGTGAGTCTTGGAATGGCGGTCTTGGAAAGCTCTGGCGAGGCGCGTCTCGGAGAGTCATGCTGAGGCGGTTTGGTCAAAGCTAGGCTGCTCGTGGCGGTCGAGATCGGGAAAGGTGGGGATTGGAAAGTCTTCGCGAGTCAAGGCGGTCGAGACGTAGCTCGGATAGGATAGGCGGGGCACGTTGTGGTTTGCCATGGCGGTCGTGATTGACTTAAGGGATATCATGCTGGATACTTCTGGCATGATATCCCCGCTTTATGATCTATACCCAAAGGATGCCGAAGAAAACCTTCGGTGGCGAATTGCCTGCCGCGAAAGGGCAATAAAAGACATTCGATTCAGGCAAGTTCTTTATGATGCCTGCATGAGTGATCTGCTTTTCTTCATGGGATTTGCGTGCTGGTCTTTCGAACCGCGTGCCAAGGTCAAGATAAGACCATTCATTCCATGGCCTCATCAAGAATCAGTGTTCCTTGCAATGGACAAGGCTATAGACGATTCAGATGAAAGCACGCCAGTCGACGTGATTGTTGATAAGAGTCGCGCGCAAGGTGGCTCTTACGGATTTCTGTGGACAGACCTTCGGCGATGGCTTCGCGATTCAATGTTTAGCGCGGGTTATGTTTCAAGAAATGAAGATTTGGTTGACAGCAAAACGGACTCTAACACATTGCTATGGAAGGTAGCCTGGGCGATAGAGCTATTGCCATACTGGCTGGCTCCGCAGGGATACGATCCCAGCAAGCATCGTCACTTAGGCCAGCACACATTCGTAAACCCAGACAACGGATCTCTATTGCGAGGCTACTCCGCTGGTCAAGACGTGGCAGCCGGTGGACGCGCAACGGTGTTTACGATTGACGAGGCGGGTGCTCGCGATTTCGTAGCTGGAGGTAAAGACGAGGCAGTTCAAGAAAGTCTTCAAGACGTTTCGAACTGCGTGAGGATGGTAAGCGCAAGATATGTCGATCAGGGCGTGTTTCATAGAGCATGCGAGAATCCTGATTCAGCGAAGAACGGTGTTCATCTTGTTTTGGATTGGAAAGATAATCCGGTTCACAACAAACATTCGTACATTGTCCGCGAAGGTGTTCCGGTTGCTTTGAAGCCAGAGGATCAGCCAGCAGTTAATCAGTATCATGCAGCCAACAAAGACCTGCGAGCGCGATTGGAACGAAAAGGTTATAAGTACGAGGGCGTTGTTAGGTCGCCGTGGTACGACTCTCGATGTCTGCGGCCGGCAGCAACTCCGAAGTTGATCGCCTCGCAGCTTGACCGCAATCCACGCGGCGCTGTTGGAAAGGTATTTGCTTCCGATTTGCTTGACCGCATGAAGCGAGAGCACTGTAAGCAGCCAGTGTGGATCGGCAATCCCGTGTTCGATTCGGAAACCTGCAAGCTCACTGGTTTGATCCCAAGAGAAGATGGCTCGCTCAAGCTATGGTTCAGGCCAGGAATCGACAATTCACCACCGCTGGGTCCGTTCACCGCTGGTGCTGATATTTCCTCTGGCGGTGTTGGTGCTTACTCGTCGAACTCAGTTCTGACTGCCTTGGATGAACGCACTGGTGAACAGGTGGTGGAATACACGATCAAGGGTCTTGAACCACGTCCGTTCGCACGGCGATGCGTTGGCTTGTGCATGTGGCTCAGAAACGCCAAGCTTGGATGGGAAGACTCTGGCGTGTCTGGTGGCTACGCCAAGGAGATCATGGAAACTCTTTACTATGGCAGCGTGTTTTACCGGAACGTGACACAGCTCGGTTCACAGAAGAAAAGCCGCAAGCCTGGCTGGCCATGCCGCGATGCGGACAAGGCCGATATGTTCGAGCAAATGGCCTTGGCGATGGAAGATGGCAAGTTCATTCCTCGTTCGGAAGAGATGATTACCGAGTGCGGAGAATACGAATGGGACGGCGATAAGATCATCCATGTCCCCACTAAAAACAAAGGTTTGACAGAGAAGAATCACGCTGACAGAGCGATCTCGGCGGCTGGCTGTTGGCTGGTTTTCAACACCGACAACGCAGGCGATAAGATTGACACGTCTGAGGAAAATGGTCATATTCCCGAGTACGGAAGTTTCTTGTGGCGTGAGCAACTGGGGAAAAATCGTGTAAGATCCGACAGTCCAGCCTATGGAATTCGAGATGTTGTTCGTCGTTGGTAACTTTATTCGGAGGTAGAACCCGATGAGTGAAATAGAAGAAGAGAAGATCGACAAGGCAATTGCGGTCGCAAGAGGAATGATGGCCTCAAGGACCAAGCCGGATGACATACAAAAGGTGGCTCAGTCTGTGCTTAACCTTTCGCATGTCAAGTCGCAGCATGCTTTGTTCGAAACAACAGAAGAAACTGACGAAGAACTTGTTTTTGTACTTGGCAAGATACGCCCCAGCATAGACGCGACCGAGCTTGTGCAGTTGACACAGGCAGCCCTACACCTAACAAGCGCACGAGTCACACTTACAGGAAAACCAAAACAGAAGAAGACCGGGGACCAGCGCTAACTAAGCGCGGCAACAGTAAGGCATAGACGGAGTAGCTACCGTCGAGATGCCGTTTAACATCGCAGCCTTTAACGGGGGCCGCGCCAGATTGGCGTTGGTCCCCGTTTTCTTTTTAGGCTGCATATGTTCGACCTTTCTAGCCAAGAAAAGCGAAGTCGGCTCTATAAGGCCATCAAGTCGTCGCGAGACGCGCTAGAGCCATTTCGTCGTGTCAGAAAAGAGCTGATCAAGGACTACGTTGGTTCATGGTACGCTGAGGGCGGTGCCGAGAACAAAACGCTGCTGAATCTGATCAATCAGACGGCGCGCATCTATATGATCTCGCTGGCTGCGAACAATCCGCAAGCTTTGGTTTCTACGCCAAGAACTGAAAACATCGCCTTTGCTCGCAGGTTCGAGGTCAACCTGAACAAGCTCATTAGCGACATGAATCTCGATCAGACGATTCGCATGATCGTTCTGGATGCGTTCTTCTGCTTGGGATGTGGCGTTGTGATGATGCGCGACACCGATACGCGATTCCATGGATTGCTTGAGTCGGAAGAGGATGTCTGGCTCGATCCTGGTGAACCTTGGTTCAACCGCGTTTCACTAGACGACTTGATCTTGGACATGCCAGCCAAAGAGCTGAGCAAGATGCGCTACTGCGGCCATCGCTACCGAGCGGACTTTGA